TATTCAATTTAGAATAACTCACCAAGACGTTTCACCATATTTGGAATCTGACCAAATATGGGAAAGTTCACTGAGGCTTAATGGTTAGCTCAGCGTGCATAAAGGTAACTGCACCCATGTTGTAACTACAATCACAACATGCTGTAAATATCAGTACACAGAAACCCCAACCAACGATACCTAACCTTTAGCATATCTGGCTGTTACACAAAAATAATATATAAGTGTATTAACTTAATATACTCTTTATTCTATTACATCAGAAGCATTTTCTACTTCATAGCAAATATGTACTGTAGCGTTATCATCCATACTAGCATACATCTTTACTATATCATATACCTTATCCCCTTTTACAAAGAAATTCATTCCGGGGTTATAATTACAATTTGGTATATTCTCTGGGAATATTGATGATGCATCAACCCATTCTGTTTTATGTTCTTTAGCATATCTCCAACCAGTATTTCCCGGTTCTTTCTTTAATTGCTCTTTTGAAATTAAGCAAAAATAATCTTTCATCATAATTTATATCTTCCTTACTATATTAGTGTATTAAAATCCTGTTATATGGTTAAATAGACAGGAAACTGGTTTATAAACTATAAAAAAGTAAAAGGTGGTATTATTAATGAATATTTTTTATAATATTATGACTATTATGTATCTGGTAGTAGGTATCTTTGTACTACTCAATCTAATTATATTACTTGCATCTTTAGCAGGTAAGTTTAATGAAGAGTTAAAGTTTATCGAATTCAATAGAATGAAAGAGGAACTGAAACCAGTAGCAAAGGAATTAGATTATTTGGATAAGATAGAAGCAACTGTTAGATTAATTAATCTCATTAATGTATTAACAGATAATGAGATTAATAATAAATTCACTTCTCTTAGTAAGATAAATTCTAAGTATGAATTAAGAAAACTTGATGAAGATGCATCTTCTATTGCTACTAATATATTCAATGCTATTAATAAAGAAGAAAATTTTATTAGTGGTAATTTAGTAGTAAATGAAGATTATATCATGAAGTATATTACTGACGAAGCAATTATCAAATTACTTGATAGAGCATCTCAGTTTAATAGTAATATCTCTTTAGTACAGTAATTTATCGGTAATTTTAACACTAATATAAATGAATATATTAAGAAAGGCGATTTACGATATGATAGATAACTGTAATCCAATGGGATTTATGTATATATCCGAAAGCGTTTCTGATAATCCTAGAGTGTCTAACATGAATACCAATAAATCAGCTGATTTATTTTATGTTACATTTGAGACTAATCTTCAGGACTTTGATGTAGAAAATAGAAATAAGAGATATTATGATGCTAGTAATGTAATGGAGTGCATTAAAAGTGAAAAAATACAATCACTGTTAAAGACAGGTGGTTGGTTCGGAGAATTTGCACATCCAATGCCTACTACTACAGATGAAAAACTATCTGCTGAAAGAATACAAGATGTTCCACCAGAGAAGAGAGCATTTAAAATAATGGAACCTAAATTAGTTGGTAATGTATTAACTGCTAAGATACAATCAGCTCAAGGAGCTGTTGGTGAAGGGTTTGGTAAAGAAGTTCTCGCTGGATGGATACCTCAGTTCTCTGCTAGAGCAATAGCACAGATGGTAAATAAAGGTGGTAAACCTTATGTAATGATGAAAAGACTTATTACATACGATGCACCATGGTTCCCATCTCATGCAATAGCACACGCTACTTCAGCTCCAAAAGTTACTCTTAAATCATTTACAGAATCTGTATCACCTACAGACGTAATAAATGGAATGACTATTCCGTTAAAAGAGATTCTTGAAGAAGCTAATAAGGATTCTAATGTAGAAGCGATAATGGAAGCATTTGATTTAAATTTCTCAAATATAGTTGGATTTGATTCTAAGAGAAAACACACAATTATCAGAGATGAGAATAATGTGATATATGCAAACATTAATCCAAACACAGTAAAAAAAGTCAATGACTTCTATAATTCATTTAATTTTTAAATAATAACTAGAGATAAGATATTTAATCTTATCTCTAGTTAATTTTCTTATTTCAATACGAAACTAATCATATCATCAATATCTAATTTCTTTAGCTCTTTTTGAGTTGGTCCTACTAAGTATTTAGTATTCTCTAATTTATCAATTATCTTTGCTCTTAAATCTGGTTCTGTTATAACAGGTTCTACTGAATAGATATCTTTAACTATCTCATCAATTCTTTCTATTATAAAGAACTTATAATCACTACATAGAATAGTTTTACCATTAAGATTATGAGTTACTAAATTAGTATCATTAATAGGTCCAATGTAATCATCTTCTAAGAAATCAATACTTACTCCTAATTCTTTAAGAGTTACATTAAAGATTTCTGCTACTCTAGAAGTATATCTATCATCAACACTTCTAATTCCTTCTTCATCAAACATAGACATCACTATATCTCTTCTACCTTTAATAGAAGTTCTGTATAATGCATGGAACACAGCTAAATCTTCTGGTAATACACCTATAGAGAAGTTAAGAGTTTCAAACTCTCCAAATCTTATACAAGATGAAGAAGCTTTTTCCAAATGAGCTTTAGATTTAAAACTTCTTGATGGTAAACCTTTATCATCTATTGCTCCAGTACTTCTTGCTGAGAATCCTCTCTTATCTGAATGCTTTAACTTCATACAATACATTTCACCTACTACTGTAGGAGTTAATACTTTATGAAGTTTACCCCATTTCTTAATATACATCTGGTCTCTCTTAATAAATGGATATCTCTTCATTAAATCAAGACATCTATAGAATATTGGTTTTGTTTCCCATAGTGGAGTCTGTTTAATATAAATACCATCATTGATAGCATCATCTATATAAGATTCTTTATCTTTCTTACTAAGACTTTTATAATATGAATACATTTCTCTATACTGGTCTTCATTCCAGATATTTATGTAATCAAATAATAACTTCTCTTTTTCTTTAAGAGTAGATAAAGTATTCATTTTTTCTCTTATCTTATGAGATGCTGAGTTAATAAACATCTCATACAATGGCATTGCAGTAGTTCTATTAATAATACCCAACATATTAAGTATTAAATCTACTCTTCTACCATCTTCAGTATATGGCATATCTTCATCTTTTCTTATAGTAGCTATAACTGATTTATTACCATATCTACCAGTTACTTTACTACCTTTTGTCAATGGAGCTTTTCTCATTATAGTAACCTTAATACTGAGGTTATCATAAACAGAATCTTTTTCTCTCCATTTCTTATCAGTATCAACCATCTCTAAAGCTCTCTTATAGAGATAATCTAACTCGTTTGAACACTGACCACCTTTATCAACTATCTCTTCTACAGTTTCTATTATCTCATAATAGAATTTATTCTGTGAATCAATATATTTATTAATTTGGTCATAGAAAGGATTATCATGTCTTTCTTCAGCATTATTGAAAATAGTAATATCTACTACTCTACTATTATTACCAATATAATATACATTATCTGAATCAAGAATTGTAGTAAGCATATCTGATTTGAAATCAAATAAAGTTTGCTTATTAAATAATCTTCTTCCTACTGCTATTCTTCCTGAGCAGTATTCTCCTATATCAGGAAGTACTTTGTAATGCTTCTTATCTCCATATAGATTAAGTAAGTAATCATTATTATTAAGATTAATACTTACTACTTCTGAATCTATAGATGCAAATAACTCACAAGCTGATTCTGAAGCTATTGCTGCATCTTCTGATGAGAATGCATCGAATGAATATGCTACAGTTACATTCTTGCCATATCCATAATTCATATAATTATCATAAGAACTTGATTTGTATAATATATCTCCTTTATTAATAATATCTCCTTCTTCAAGATTATCAATAAAGTCATTATTATATTTATAACCAAATGCTTCTGTTAAATCCTCATGACTCTTTCTATGAACTACATCATATTCATTTTTATCTTTATCATATACAATCATTTCATATACAAATGGATTCTCTAATATATCTCCATACTTGTAGATTTTCTTGTATACTTCAAGGTCTGTCTTTGCTTGTTTATATCCAGACGAATACTTACCTACTACATTCTCATTATGAGTAAATAGATAAGGTACATCAGGATGAAGTAATGTCATACACTGTTTTATATGACTAGTAAACATATTTGCTCTCATAGAACTTACATAATTTGGATATGTAAGAGCTGTTATTCCTAATAAAGAAGGTGAACCAGTTAATTCTGCATTCGCTTTCTTTAAAGAATCAATCAATGAAAACTTCTTTATATTTGCCATCTCTAAAACCCCTTTCAAAATCACTACTTAATTATATATCTCGCCTTATATTCCCTATTCTTCTTTTCCTTTCTTACTTGAAAATTAAACTGTACTATTTCTTTTATATTATGAAACCCTAAACTCTTATAAGAATATTCAGGATTATCATTATCAATATTATTTAGATATAACTTTAATTCATCATCTGTCCATTGTGATAATGGTTTGTATATATAGTCTATATCATCTTTACTTGTTACGTTATTATTTCTATATTCATTTTTACTATTATGATATTTCCAGAACTTATCACAATATTCTTTATAGTCTTTCATTACTTTAATTCTATCAACATCACCTATATTGGTTTCCATCAAATATATATCCATTAATAGATTAATAAATTCTTTACTAGTAATATAATCTGTATCACTAATAACTCCTCTAAACTTTCCTATCTGTAATTCTGTATTTGTGAATGTCTGTATGTTATAAGGCATTATATAAGATATCATTGAATTACTTAATTCAATAGGAACTTCTATTGTTACTTTCTTATTCTTCATAGAAGTTATTGGCATTGCCTGTACAAATTTATTTATATTTCTATTATTTGATATTATGATGTAATTGTGTCCATGGTCAGATGTTGATGAAGCATCTTTTAATGTATAAATAGAACCTATCAAGGTGTCATTAACATTCACTTATTTTACATTCCTTTCTACTTTCTTTTAGCCTCTAATAAATAATATATCTATCAGAGGCTAAAATATAGTTTGCCTGTTTATAAATCGTAGAAGTTCAATTCCTCTTCAGCAATTTCCATCTCTTCAGGTTTAATACCTGATAAGTTTTTCTCTAATAGAGGAATTACATTATCCTTCATTATCTTAAATAACTTAGGATTATTCTTGAAATCCTCTGGCATATTTGCTAGAGTAAATTTTTCATCTTTATCTGATAAGAAGTAATAACCGTTCTTATTACCACCTATTAGTCCCATATCTTTTGCATACGCTACAGTAGACCTAACCATATCAATACCAGTATTAGAATTATATACTAATTCTACATTCTTTAAAGCAGCTGATACTCTTGATTTGATAATCTCTACTTTAACCTTAAACCCAGTGAACCCTTCATCTTCTTCGCTATATTTCTCCCCACCTACAGCCACAAATTTTAATAAAATATGTGCTAAGAATTTAGGAGTGTTACCACCGGGCAAAGTTTCGTCTTGACGTAATCCGAGGATTTCTGCGGGACTCTTAACTATACCCATTTGAGGGTTAGTTTTAATTTGGTTTATAGCGATTAAAGTTATATTTGCTTTTCTAAGATACGGTAATATCTCATTGAAGAATCTTCCAATCTCTCCAGTTAATCTCATTCTATCTGTCTGACTAGAAATTTCTTCAAGTTTTTCCAGTTTCTTTGCTTCACCACCATCTATACTCATTGTGATAGTAGCAATAGAATCTAGTATTAATACAGTAGGAACAAACGCTCGAATCTCTTCTCCGAATTCATTCTTTAATCCTGTATTGTACATATAATCATTTGGATTATTAACTTTCTCGTTGTATAATCTCATGATAGTCGATTTCATATTCTCAAGAGTACAATCTTCCTGTCTTAGAATATACTTACTTTCCAATTCATTCATTGGTATTCTAGTAAGAGCTTGTATTCTTGAATAGTTTAAAGCTTGCTCTAAGTCAAAATGTATTACTAATCCATTATCGAATTTTCTTACTATATTAGAAGCAATCTTTATAGCTGTTGCTGTTTTAGATGTAGATGGTTTTCCTATGAATAACACATAAGAACCAGCTGTAATACCCACACTAGGATATGAATATAGGTACTGTCCATCATCATCATATACATTAACCTTATATCCTAAATAATAATCAAGCACAGGAAATCCTGTGCTGTATGATATAGTAGAAGCATTGGCATCGAAGAAATCATCTCCTTTTTTACCTTTAGATGCTTCATTGTCTCTTAATGCATTTAATAGAATATTTTTGCTCATCATTCACCATCACTTTCATTTTCTTCTTCTACCTCACCATTTGCATCATATTTCTTTTTAGCAAGGTTAATAGTTTGTGGTTTAGATGAATCATCCATATCAATAGTTCTTCCTAAGACTAAATCATAATGACCTTCTCTAGATGTACCACTAATAGAGATATTTTCATTATTGAATTTATTTAACTCACTGATATACTTATAAAAATCAGCTGGATTATCAAATTCAACCATGACAGAAACTTCTCCTTTATTCTTACACTTTTCATGCATCTCTTTTGATATCTTATAATAGAAATCTGATGGTTCAGTTGATGCATCGAAATGTAATCCTCGTATCTTTGCAAATGGAGATAAAGTTCTTGATGTTCCAGGGTCTGAGTTACCACATACAATTATATCTATATTACCTAACATACTTGGATGTATATCTCTTACCTTAATACCAACACCATTACTATTTTTTTCTCCCATTGCATGAGGTCCTTTAGTTGTTTCTTTTAACTTAGACCAGATACTCATATCATTTACTTCATCATCATATCTTAATATACCAGATGATTGCATCTGTTGTATAAGAATATCACCAGGATATCTAAATATTTCAAGATAGTTATCAGCAGTTGCTTTTTCACCTAATGAAATAACTCTCTTAAGTCTTTCACTAAATTTAGTTGTAAGTAATGCTGAAATAGTTTCATTACATCTCAATCTCTTATTATTGATATCATTATTATCTTTTAATCTTAAATCATTGAAATGTTGCATTACCCATTTAACTACACTATATGAACCACCTTTATAATAATCTGGTATTTTCAATATGTTAGAAGTTGTTACATCAACTAACCTATCAAAATACTTTAGTACAGTTAATCCTTTTTCATAATTAGCTGGATTGGCTAATTTCTTAATCCAATAATCTTTATCATTCAAATTAGTAAGATTAACTCTATTTGAACTTATATGGATTAATCCAGCTACTACAGATTTAACAAAAGTATGCTTCTCAAACATATCTCTATCTACTTGCATATAGCATGAATTGGATAACTGAAAATATAGATAATCCTCATTCTTTAACACAGGTAGTTTATCTTTAAATTCTATTATTCCATTTAAGTTAAGATAATCAAGAGTATATTTAATTCCTTTACTCATATAGAATAATATAGCGGGGATAGTTCTATTAACAACCACTACTGTATATAATGGAACTTTATATTCAGTATCATTTACATCAGTAATAGTTTTTGCTATTCTTCTAACATCTACAGGCATTAAGCTCTTTAATGATATCTTATTACCTACATTGTAAATAGACTTCTCTACCATTTGGTATATAATATAATATTTCTTACCTTTAATCACATAATAACCATTCTCATCCTGTAATGGTATTAATATTGATTTTGATATAGGATGTATTTTATATTCTTGGACTTTTGTCTTTGGATTAATCTCAGGAAGAGCAAGTTCTATATGAACAGTTAATCTTCCTACTCTATCATCTCCAATAGACTTAATTCCAAATCTATCTTTTCTTTTCTTCTTTTTATCTCTACGGAACACATAATTATTTATATCAATTTCTGATGCTTTTTCCGTATAATCAAAACCAGTTATTTTTATTGGTTTTAATATTTCGAGAGATTTAAAAGCTTCTTTAACATATTCCACTAATGGTTTATCTGCTGATTTTTCCAATAGTGGAATATTGAGTTCTTCTTCCCATTTATTGATATAATGGCTTAAACCAGACCTCATATCCTTCACCCTCTTTCACTTAATATACTTCAAAAAAATATTTACTATACTTATATTAGGCTGGGAATTATTTTATTAATAATTCCCAACCCATAAATAAATTACTTATTATTCATGAATGGATGTAGCCGCTTGGTCATCTTTCATTAGAAGCTTAGCTTCTATATTCGGACGGATATAAATTGAAGAACCATCTTCTGTTTCCATACAACCAATATGGAAGCAACTAATGAAGTTTATCTCAAACTCAAACTCCTTCAACTCCTGTCTCTTTATTCTTACATAGTTTACTGTACACTCATAGACAGTTATAAATATAGGCATTATCAATTCTGATATTCCTATATTAACACTTATTGACTTAAGGTCTTCAATAACTGCATTTGAGATTTCTCTTATGATACCAGGCTGAGTAATTACATTCTCAATATTCCACTGAGTAATTCTCTCTACTGGTGTTGAATCCTCTTCTGGTAAAGAGTCTACAATGCTCTTATCAAGATGATTCATGAATATCATGTAATTTCCCTGTTTCTCATCTTCCTCTGATGTATTGGTTGTATAACCAATTTCCAACCTATCACATATATTGAGTTTGAACTCTGACAGTTTTGATTCATAACTCTTAAGAGTATTGATGATAACTTTATAAGTTCTCTCTACAATTACAGCAACTAACTTTGGGTCTTTGAGAGGAACTTTAAACTTCTCATATATCAACTTTATTGCTGATGAGCAAATAGGAATGATATGCTCCTCATCTTCTACTACAAACTCATTATAATCTGCTAAATACTTTTCATCCATCTTTGTTACCTCACTTTACTATTTTTATATTACTTCTTGACTTTTGAGTCCAAGTATCAAATATTGCACCAGCAGTTATTTCTGGTGTAAAATCATCTGGTAATTCACATGATATTTCTAACCTATTATTTTCATTATCAACTCTAGTATATACCAAATCCACCTTATCGGGTTCACCATACTTAAACACACAGCTGGCTGATAATGTAAATATTCCAATATCTTTAGCATCACCGTATGGTGAAAATACCATTCTGCATTCGTTACCAACGCCAGTATATCCAAGTTCATCAAGCATCATGGTTTTTAAAATCTCTACCAGCTCCGTTCGTTTTTTGAAAACTGGGGTATAACCCTCACCCATTATATTTCCTTTCTCTGCCTCTATTATTTACTGGCTTCCTATCTCTATTCCTTGTCTCAAATACTTTCTTCTTCTCAGGTTTTGTAGCTATCTGAGTCATCAACATATTTTGTGTTGAATTGATTATATTCGGAAGATACTTCTCAATCTTCTGGATTGGATCGTCTTCTGTTGCTGTAAACAGAATATTTGTATTGAGTCTTTCCACATTGAGAATCATTACGTGACATAATGCTGTCCTCTTATCAACATCTATGACTACTGATAATTGTCTATCTCCTCTCGCTCCTTTCATTTTAATTACATTATTGACAGTTGCCATTGAACTATCTTTCGGATTTAATTTAACTACTGTAGTTACATCAAAATCCTTACCAACCGACAACTCAACACAATTTGTTGCTACCGCTACTACTTCTTTTAGCTTTCCAGCTACATCGTTACTTAACATATTTGCTATGTCCTTTCTTAAGTTACTTCTAAAAGATAATATATTAATCAACCACATAATTAGTGATTGAGATATATACAACATAATTATAAATGTGGGTACCGTCTTACTACACCTTATCCGCATTTAAAGTAATAAGTAATTAAATGCAAAAAGTCTTTGCTTGCACAAAGTAAATTCCTGTTTTTTGCTCGTCACTGTCTTTCCTGTGACTACGTTTGTCTAAAATTCCTAAAGACACGACATAAAACCTCCTTGAAAAATAAATTGTTGCTTCTGCATCCGAGTACCGTAAGCTCGGATGCACCCTTTTATTAAAAGTTGTTCTTGATATAATCTTTCAATTTATCAATAGTGACTATTGGTATATCGTATTTAACAGCTTTATTAATTTTACTTGATACAACTCCTTCATATGGAATAACTAATATATCAGTCTTCTTAGTGAATGAGTCATTATCAATCTTTCCACCATGTTCTTCAATGAACTCTTTTAGACCAGGTTCATCATCTTCTCTTACTTTGGTAAAACACACTGTAAAATCTGCATTAGGTTTTACAGAATCTTTTATTGTAATATTACTAAGTAAGAATTCTATTAATTCCCTATTCTCATTTAATCCATCTATTAATTTACGAGCTGTTTTCTCTTTAATACCAGGTATTACTATAAATACATTTATATTTTCTTCCTTAGAGAATTTTAATAATTCATCTAATCTAATATATTCAAATATACCTTGGAACTTCTTAGTTGATACTCCTTCTATTCCTATAGATGCCATAAGAGTTGGTAAATCACATTCCATATGACTTTCAATCTCATTGATAATATTATCTATTCTTAATTCATTAAAACCATCTAATTTTATTATACTATCTCTAAAATCTTTCAATGAATATAAGTCTTTAATAGTTAATAAATAACCAGCTTCATATAAATCATCTATAGTACTATAAGAAATATTTCCTATATCCATCTTTATACAATAATTAAGTATCTTTCCTTTTACTCTACAAGGACAATCTTTATTATCACATCTTAAGATAGATAATTCTTCATCTTTATCTTCCTCTAATTTTAAATCAGACCCACAGTCTGGGCAACTCTGTGGAGCTTCAATAGGGAGCTTACCACTCCTACTACAGCCAGGGTCAGTTTCATCATAGGTAATATATGGGATAATATCATACGCTATTTTAATTACATCTCCTTTACATAATTCTAATTCTTTAAATCTCTTATAAGAACCTAAAGAAGCTTTTGATATACTATTACCTTTTAGAGTAACTTCTTTAAATTCTACCACTGGATTTAACCTACCAAATAATCCAGCACTAAATTTAATATCTTTCACTTTTGAATATGCAACTTCTTCTGTATATTTAAAAGCTACTTCATATTTATTTTTATCATTCTCTCTACCAAGAATCTTTTGTAATTCTGGATTAGTAAGAATGATAACACAACCATCACATCTTAATCCAGGTAATACAGTTTTATTAGAAAAAGCAAACTGGTGAATCTTATCAAACTCTTTTAACTGACAAGTTATATGAGGATATTGTAAGGATTCCTTAGGGATAAACTGTAAGGATTCTTCACCATTCTCAAAATAAGAGTACCTTAGAGGTACTATAGTGAGATACTCAATATCTTCTATATCTGGATTTTTCTTATTTAATATTCCAGATACTATAGACCTAGTATTCTTGAAATTAGTATTATGGTCTTTATTATACTTTTCAAGATTTTCATCAGTCATCATTATCTCAGTTTTAACACCATGAGGCTTATCATAATTATGACTCACAAATACATCACTGAACATATAAGTTATATCCTGAGCAATATTCCTTTCAGTATCACCTCTGGTTAATGCTTTAACTACATTGCCGTTACCGTCACATTCAAATATACAAGATACTCCATCGAACTTAGGCATAACATAAACTTCTTCTTCTAATAAGTTTATATTTTTACCAGTAATATCATTATATCTATTCTGAATTCTATTAATCCAATCTTCTATAGAAGACTGAGATTTATTCTTGATAATATCTTCATCAGTAATCTTATAAATCTTATCAATCGTACCTCTTAAAGATTTATAAGAGTGATTAGAAGTATTATCATTTGATAATTCTGGTTCAGTAATAATATCTTTACCTGTTACCATATTATAGTGAGAAAGTAGTAAATCATATTCTGAATCAGTAAGACCAGTACCATAATTAGTATGGTTATAAATCGAGTTGCATATCTTCAAAATATACTTCAGCATATTCATACTCATATCATCTACTACTGAGTCTAACTTCTTGAATAAGCTAATTTTAAAATCTTGAAAATCTTTACTATTGAGCATTTTAACTGCTCTATCCATTACTTCTTTCGAGTCAAGATTCTCATACATTTCTTTTAACAATCTCACAGAGCTCTCTGAACCTAATGTTCCTTTCATAGCAGACCTCCTTTCTAATTCCAATAGCATTAAAATGATTTGGGTTAAACTCTAACAATTCTGCCAATCCTGTAATAAACCCTTTGAATTTAGAATATTCAAAATTGGTTGTTAATTCATCAAAATTCGCAAGATTACCAAAATGACTATAATACTCACCTAAGTACACATCACATCTGAAATCATTATCATGTCTCAGATAAACAACTGTGCCTTCCAATCCATTATACCTGATATTTAGTAATCTATGAGTATAACCAGGGTCACCAGGGATTAGAATTTCATCAATAACTTCAATCATATTTACCTCCAAATTAAAATAATTTTATTTAGTTACAAATAGATGATATATGATTCAAAGACTAAAATAGAGATATGAGATTTTTTTCTCATATCTCTACAATATTAACCATATATAAAGTCTGTTATATTTATTGAAGTTAAGTCTGATAACTCTTCAATCATATTCTTTTCATTAATAGTAAAATTATTAGTATCCCTTGAGTTTTTAGCTGTAGTATCTTTATAAAAAGTAAAAGCATTCCAAGTTACACTTAGAATAAGAATACTATTATCTGATTTAGATAATGATGCAAGAAGATTACCAGTCTTCTTATTATTTGTAAATACTGCTGTTGTTACAACAATATCAGACATTATAGTAGTCTTTGAACTCAGACTTAATATTCTTGTATTCATAATACCTCCTATATGATTTTATTTAAATGGAAAATCTTTTATGTCCATATCGATTAGCATACATAATTCCTTGGCTAAATTATAATCAGTTTCATTGTCTCTGCTAAAATTAGAAACACTATTTGACATATTATCTATATGAATTTCTGCAGTTAACGATTTATTATTCCATTTAATAAAATAACTATTTATTTCTTTATTTTCTACTAAAATACCCATTTTGTTATTAAAGTTAAATATTCTTTCTACAACATATCCAAATATATCATGATATGTAGTATACATCACAAGTAATCGACCGTCGTTTAATAATTCCATAATAAATTATCTCCTTTAAAATCTTATTATATTAGAAATACTATTAGTTTTTCTATTTACACCACCAAACATTTTACCCTCTTCTAAAGTCTTTACACCAAATAATTCTAATACTGGTACAAATGGACTTAATATATTATTAACGATAGTTGTATAATCTATATAAGGGTCTAACCAACTTGGTATTTTTGTATTCTGAGGAATTGCTATTACATTCATACCAACTACTTTTTCTACACCCTTTGAATTTGTTTGAATAAACATACCTGTTGTATCTTCAAATATTTCTTTCATTATTACCGAATATTCATGGGGATGAGTATAAACTAACTCGGCTATATCAGTTGGTTTAAATATATTCAATTTAAGTATACTTACTCTTGATGGTATTTCTATCTGTTGGTCCGGATTCATTATATTCCAAGCAGATGCTCCTCTAACAGATGCTTCTGAAAATGGATTAGCATATGAAGCCATTTCTTTAACAGAAGCTGTTGGAAGATAAATATTTTCTCCACTCTTAATAGACTCAATTATTTCATTTCTGAATACATATACATCTTTAAGCATTCTCTTTATATCAAATTCACCATCATTCTCTATTAAGTATTTTTTAACTAATCCCATAAATCTTTCTTCACAATATTCTGAAGTAGTTGATTTCTTAAAATCAAATCCTTTAATATCATATTTAGGAGGATTCATTAAGTTACCCTCTCTTAATAGAATTTTTGTAATATATCTTTTCTTTGCACTTCCTATTATTAACTTAGAGAAATAGAACTCATTCTTCATAACGAAAGTTGGTCTAAACTCTTCTGGTATATTAGAAGATTCTCCAAAGTATAATAATAAATTCTCAATAGCATGAGAAATTATATATGCTAAAGTATTAATACAAATAAATTCATTATTTGTCTTAGACCTACCAAAACCAGATATGTCTATAAAATCAAATATATGATTTACTAATGTATCTACTGATAAGATATTACTATCTGTATCTATTACAGTAACTACTTTTCTTTTAAAATTCCTATGTCTATAAATTCTATCTATTGATAGATATCTACAATATACATATTTCATCATATATTCGTTTAACTTAAATAATTCATTTGATATACTTTCTGGTGGTTTAGCTGGGTCTAAGAAATATTCTTTATCAACAAACTTATTCCAATCCTTTGCTGTTTTATCAATAAACTTATCTCTATACTCATCTGGTATCTCATATAACCAATCTTTATCATTTTTATCTACATACTCTAAATTACTTACATTATAGAATATTGAGTATATTAAAGATTTTATTTCTTCATGGTCTGAAATAAAATCAAATATATTATTCTTATAATAAAGCATTGATATTTCTTCTGGACTAAAACTACTTAAATAATCACATAAAGTTTCATATGAATTATCGGTTGGTTCTAGTGTTGCATCACATAATCTATTTGCAACTTCTGTTAATAAATGAGGTTTAATAAAATCATCACAATAAGTATTATTAAAATCTTTACTAACAGTACTTAACCAATCTATACATTCTGTTGTATTTAAGAAGATATAATTATCAGCTAATAATCCCTCAAATAACATCTCTGCCGATGATATTATTTCTTGAGCTGTATGAGTAGTAGCTGGTCCACTATACTTACTATAAAATGGTGAAGATGGTAATCCACTACCACCATAATATGAGTTCATATTTATCTTCTCATTATTCTGCTTTCTATCAAAATCCTTATATTCATTACTTGACGAATCTTCAATAGAAAACATCTGTTTCTTATAATTACTTCGCTGTATTGCAAAGTTATTTAACATGACCGCCGTTGGGTTTATTGCATCATTTTGATTTTTATAAAATGCAGCATTACCACATATAATAGGTTTCTTTCCTTCCACCCAATTCAAAACAGAGAGTAAATTAGTTTCTCTACTTTCATGGGTATAATTATTATCCAGAGTTACTACTGGATTTTGTATTTTCTTTGATATTGTATCTCTTATTACTTCTTCTATAGAACCCTCATCGAAATCAGGATTCATTTTTATCATTACATCTTTCATAGATGCTACATATCTCTCAATAAATAAGTTTTGTTCCATTATAAAAACCCTACCTTATCTTTCGAATTATCTATCTGTATTATCAGATATATCAAGTAATTCTACCACAATTAGATAAATTTATACTATTGAAAGGTATAGATAAATATATGGTAAAATCTTTTGTTGATGCATTTAGATTAAATACACATACAGTAGAATTCAATGGTAAAGAATACCAATTTCTTATAGAAGATTATCAACATACTACTGGTTATGCCAGAGGTATTATTTGGGATAAATCTACTGATGAGAGATATCACACCGAGGGTTATTTACAAATTGGATTAGTTACTATTGTGACCAAGTGGAAAGAAGGGTATGATTATAATCGTGATAATTGGGTTCATACCAATGAATTGATTATCGAAATTAATTAAACCCCAAAACAGATAAATAATTATGAATTAAGAAAGGTGGAACTACTACAATGAGTAGAATTGATGAGTTACTTTCAAGACCACTACCATCTAAGTCAGGATACATGTTTGAAGCTGATGAAATAGATAAATACTCAAAGGCAAATGATGCATTTGTTAAGGCTGATGGAGTTGAACCAAATCAGCAGTATCAGGAAGATGATGATTTTGGTTATAACGAAGATGATGCAGAAAATGCATTCTCTGGAAGATATGACAGCTATGGTGATGAAGACGATAGTGCTGATGTAGGTACAGATGATATTTCAGATATCAGCAGCCTTGATGATTTTGATGAGTATGATGATGAGGAACTTGCTGACCTTGATAGAGAGCTTAGCGGTGACCTTGATGATGCATATTCAGATGAAGAAAATGAAGAAGAGCTTAGCTCTGATGCAGAAATGGAAGCTGATGATATGATGAGTATGGCAGCTACAACACTTCTTGTAAATGATGAGCTTAATGCTGATGAGAAGAGAGACTTCGTTGAGAATGAAGCTGATATTGCTATGAGAGAAGGATTCATGACAGATGCTGATGTAAATATGATCGTTGAGTCATATTCAGCTAATGATGATTATTTCTCAGAAGCAAAGTACAATAAGCCTATGATGATCAGACTTGATGCTGAGTCAAAGAAGAAGCAGCTTTATGCACTTGCTATCAATGTTTGTGCAGCTGCAAATAACGATTCTGACTATAGAAAGCTTAAGAAAGTTCTTAGACTTAGAAAGATTCTTAGAGCTAAACTTGATAAGAAATATCATGGTCAGGCAGTTAAGAGAATGAAGGTTTACTTCAATAGACTTAGAAAGTCTAAATCTCCAGTTCTTTCAAACATTGCAAAGAAAGTGGATAAATAATAAAAAAAATATGGGTACTCTGATTAATTTCAGAGTAC